CCACCGACTGCTCGAACGTCTGCGCCTGCAGCGCCTGGCCGTTCGGGTCGTCGTACAGGTCGGCGTACAGTCCCGCGCGCGTGCCCAGCTCCTCGTCGAGCCCCGCCTTCGCGGAGTCAACGCGCTTCGTGCGGACGGTCGAGCGCACGCCGTGCCGCAGCCGCTCCCCGAACCCGCCCGTACTTTCGTCGAACGCCTCCTGATGGAAGAGGTCGGGCAGCTCCTCGCGGTAGCGGTCGAGGATCTGCTTCGACTGCGTCTCGAACTCAGATTCCGCGTTGTCGTAGTCCGCGCCGTTGTTGATCGAGTCGGCCAGGTCGTACAGCTCGCGCTCGGCGGCCGCGCTCGCGGCCCGCGTCTTCGACATGCGCTCGGCTTCGATGATCTTCTGGCTGGCGTCCCCGAGCGCGCTGATGCCGCGCGCGACGATGTCGTATGACGCCGCTCCGCTCGGAGCGAAGCCGACGCGCGGCTGCGCGGCCGGGTTCGCGACGATCGTTTCGAGCTTCGGCATCAGTTGCCCGTGGAGAACGCGAAGTTGCTGGAGGTGTTGCGGGGGGTGCCGGCGAGGAGGCCGGCGCCCGTGGAGTTGGAGGTGCTCGGGGCCTTGTAACCGCCGCCGGCCACGCCGCCCGCCGCCGACATGAGCCCCGCCGTGACCGGCGCGAGCCACAGGTTGCGGCGCGCGTTCTTCACGCCGACCTTGCCCTGCCACCGCATGTAGTTGGCGGCATTGAGCCCGGCGTTGCGCTCGGAGATCGCCTGGTACTCGACCTCGTTGGTGTTGGCCGCGAGCTGGTCGAGCGGGGAGCCCTCCAGCAGGAGGCCACCGGCCGCGATGGCGAGCTGCTGCCGACGTACCGCGAGCATGCCGGACCGACGCGCCTGTCGCTCGCGCGCATACGCGTTGCGCCGCTCGATCCTGGCGTTCGCGTCGAGCGCCTTCTGCTGGCTCTTCGCTTCCTTGTACTGCCCGCGCGCCGACACGTACGCGGACCCCGCGGCCAGCACGATGCCGATGATCAGCGGGGCCGCCGGCCCCGCCAGCATTACGTTGTCGAGGGGCATCAGTCGTCCTCCACCTGCAGCTGCACGACCAGCGACACGATCGTACACGGCAGCGGTCGGCGATGCTCAAGCCTCACACGGCCGAGCTGGTTGTTGTCGCCGGGCAGCGTCAGCTCGCGCGTGTCGCCATCCCACAAGGTCACCGCGGCGCCGGCCGGGTCGTTGTCGGTCCGCATGACCAGCTCGTCCATCGTGTCCGCGTCCCGGCCGTAGTAGAGCCCGGTCCCGGTCTCGTAGAGCCGGGGCACGATCGACCGGACGTTCTTGAACTTGCCCTGCGCCGGGCCGTCGCCACCGCCGGCCTCGATGCGGGAGGTTTCGAGCACGGCGTCGTCGCCGTACGCCAGCCCCACCACCACCTCCGACGCCGGCGCCGTCAGGGTGATGGACCCATCCGCGACCACGAACGTGCCACGATAGACGCCGTCGGCCAGCGCCTGCACGGTCTCCCCCTCCAGATGGTCGATCCCCTGAATCAGGGTGGCGGGCGCACCGGAGTACCGGAGCCCGGCGTCTACGCACCACGCGTTCACGGCCAGGTCGTCGACGGGGTCCGCGATCGTGGGGTCCCTGCGGAACGGCTTTTCCATGTACTCGATGTACGTGCCGACGCCCCGGGTCACCACCAGCCAGAGCTGGTCTTGGTCGCCGTCGGGGTGCGGGATGACGGCCACCGACGTGACCGCCGGCGCGGCGCCGGACAGGTCTCCACCCAGCTGGTGCTGCGACCAACCGACCACGTCCTGCGTTCGGTCGAACACGCACGCCCGGAGGTCGTTGTCTCCCGTAACCACCCACAGCAGTGAGTGCGGTTCCGACTGCCACGCCAGCTGCAGCACCCCGTTCGGGCTGTTGAACAGGTGGTTCGCGAGCAACGACACGTCGGGGGCCTTGAACTCGGAGCTGTTCTGCTCGTCGTACGCGAACTCCCGTATCGAGCGTCCGGTGCGCTGCGCGAACAGCACCGACGTCCCGATCTGCACGGGCGACACGCCGATCTGCGTCCCGTACGCGGTGGCTCGCTGGGGGCGCAGCGGGTTCTCCGAACTCACCGGCTCGTCCGGGTTGATGCCGGCGGCAACGAACTCCCCTCCGCGGGTACCGATCACGAGTCCACGGCGCGCGTGCAGCCAGTCGATCGCGTTCATGTTCTGGTCGTTGATCGAGAACAACAGCGCGCCGGTGACGGGGTCGTTGGTGTCGTAGTTCTCGTAGTCGCCGGTCGCGCTCGCCCACACCGTCTGCGGGAGCGCGGCGTTGCCGGCCCACCAGAGCCGGTCCTCGAAGAACGCCACCGCGCGCGGGTACCCGAACGACGACCCCGTGTCGATGGCGCTCACGAGCGGGCTGTTCCCGATGCCGGGGAACTGGTGCCACGGCGAGCGCCCGCCGCACCACCCGGCCAACGACCAGCGCGGGGTCGCCTGGTTCGGGGTGGTGGTGCCCAGCACGGGGTGCCACCTGACAACCTTCCCGAGCGTGCCGGCGCCCTGCGTGGTGCCGTCGACAAGGTTGGTGAGCGCCGCGTCGTGGTACAGGGTGATCGTGGTGCCGGTGACGGCCTGCACGTAAGCCACGAGCCCGTTGAGCTTGGTGGCGGTGGAGAAGTTGCACAGGAACACGCGGTCGCCGACGACGAACCCGTGCCCCGCGGCGACGGTCACCACCACGGGGTTGGCCGCGGTGGAGGTGCAGTTCTCCCTGAACAGCGTGGTGTCGGCGTCCACGGTGACGGACTTCGGGAGCCGCCGACGGACGCGGCCGAACGCCCAGAACCCGTCGACGGGGTCGATGGCGTGTATCTCGACGAACCCCGAGCCGGGGTGGGCGAACTTCCACGTGAACTTGTGGTCGAGCTGCTCCTCGTCCTCGCCGTCGTGGGTGGGGGGAGTATTGCCAGTCTTGGTCTGCGCGTTCAGGTTGGTCAGCTCGTAGACATTGCCCTCCCACTGCACGAGCCCGCCCACCGCGATGGCGCCGCCGATGATGTCGTCGGTGCCGGTGCCGTTGAAGTTGGACACCGGCTCCCACTTGGTGTGGACCGCCTCCACCAGCTCGCGGATCTTGAGGTACGAGAACTGCTTGCCGGAAAGCAGCCCCGCCGTCACGGTCTTGAAGATCCCACCCGACGAGAACAGGATCACGTTGGTGTCGCTCTTGAGGTGGCGGGTGCAGATCACCTCGCTCCCCTGGTTCCCGTTCTCCGGCGCGAACGGCGGGTTGCGCCACTCCGGTATGCGGTTGACGAACCCGGTGCTCGCGACCTTCCCGCCGCCACCGAAGAAGTGGTACGCGGTGCTGTCCAGCGTGCTGGCGGCGGTGTCGGTGATGGTGAACGTGAACTCGGTTACGGAGCCGACGCGGCAGATGGCGCCGTTGAGGCCGCGCATGCCCTGGACGCGCGAGAACCACACCATGTCGCCGACCGCGAACCCGTGCGGCTGCACGGTGGTGACCACCGGCACCGAACCGTGGCGGGTCACGTCGGAGAGCGTCTTGGTCTCCGCCAACGAGAATCCCAGCACCGGCGTCAGCGTCCAGTCGTCGTGCCCGAACCGCAGCAGCTTCATGGGGTGGTGGGTCGGGGTGGCGAGGTAGAGCACGTCGGCGCTCTGCGCCGCCACGAGGCCCGCCACGTCCTCCTCGGTGTAGGAGGTGGCGATCTCGTAGACGCGCGACACCGTGCCGAACACCGCCGACGCCGACAGGCCGGTGGAGTCGAAGTCGATGGAGAAGGTGGTGGAGGTGCCGTCAGTGGCGCCGGTGTTGGTGATCTCGAAGATCCGGTTGTTGATGCGATCGCCGAGAGTCCCGCCGACGCCGTCGATGAACACGCTGTCGACGTTGTCCTCGGGGTCGGGGTGAGAGAAGGGCCAGAACTGGTGCGCGACGCTGGTGGTGAAGGTGGTGGGGTTCCCGATGCCGATCGCGGTGACCGTGAACGGTTGCTCCACCACCGGGGCGCCATCCTTGTAGACGCGGATCCATCCGTTGTTGGCGAACTCCAGGCCGCCCGTGAACTCCAGCACGTAGGCCTGCTCGACGCTGAACTGGAACGGGATCAGCTTCGACGTGGGGCTGCGGGCGACGCCCGCGAAGTGGGTGCCGGGGCGTTTCTCGGTCGGACCCGAGACGGTGGGCAGGAAGTTCTTCATGGTGTGGCAGCTGGACGCGTAGCGCTGCAGGTCGACGCGACCCTCAAGCAGCGGGGAGAACTCACCGCCGTTGAACGACGTCTGGAGGTGTGTCGCGCGCGCCACGCCTTAGCTCGTCAGCCGAGCGGTCACCCACGACAGCTCGTCGAGCGTCGCGGGGGTCTGCTCCTGGCCGTCGGCCAGCTTCGCGCGGGACAAGATCCGTCGGTACGCCTCCTCGGCCTGCGCGCTCTTCTGCGGGGAGTCGACGATCTCCAGCGCCAGCTCCTGCGCGAGCCGCGCCGCGAGCGCGGACACGAGCAGCGGCGGGTACGTCTCGGTGTCCTCGTTGCGCCAGATGTACCGCACCTTGAGCGGCGCGGTGAAGTCGGTCGCGAGGCGCCCGTTCTCGACGGCCCAGTCGGTGTCGCTCTGCCCGTCGATCTCCAGCACGCGCAGACAGTCGTCGGGCAGCTCGTACTGGTAGCTGTGGTCGAACAGCCCGTTCAGCAGCGCGGCGCCGCCCGACGTCCACGCCGCGAACGCCGAGCCGTCCACGTACAGGCCGGTCGCGGGGTCGAGGATGTCGATAGTGGTGGACGTGGCGGCGCCAACCACGAACGAGCCGTTCAGTTCGGTCGGCGCGTCGACGCCCGAGATGGTGACCGGGTCGCCCTCGCGGAGCGTGTGCTGCCCGAGCGTGACGCGGTAGCGCGAGCTGGCGCCCACCCACGCCGCCGCGGTGATCGAGAACTCGTTCGCGTAGAACGACACGCGCCGCGTGGCGCAGTTCCACGGGTGGTCGGTGAGCACCTCGAAGCGCACCACGTCGAGCGCGCTGCGCGCCGCGCGGGCGTTCTTCGTGTCGTCCGACAGCTGCCCCACGCGGGCCGCCCCGAGGCGGGAGAGGGCGCGGTTGACGACGTCGAGGTCAGAAGCCACGTAGCCTCCTCAAGCGAAAGGGGCCGGCCGGTGCTGATACCACCGACCGGCCCCGAGAGTAGCACCGAGCGCGGGCTCAGTCGCCGTGGCCGTACACCACCCGGACCGTGATCGTGGAGGCCACCGGGTTGCCGCCCTCCAGCTCCAGGCCGAGGTCGACCGCGCCGCCCGGGATGTCCACGAGCGAGGCCGCGTAAGACGCGTAGCCGAGCGCCTCCCACAGCGGCACGAACGAGGTCGGAACCCCCGACTCACCCCACAGCTGGACGCCCGCGCTGAGCACCTGCACCGCCGAGAGGTCGGCGGCCGTGCAGAAGCGGTCCTCCGCGGCCGTGCCACCCGAGATGGGCGAGAGCACCGCCGCGTCGGTCGTGAGCGCCTTCGGCACGTACGGACCGAGGTCACCGGTGACCCCGGCGCCGAGCGCGACGCTCGCGTAGAACGTGACCTGATGGATCACGTCCGACAGCTGGAAGGTTTCGAGGATCAGGAGGTCGTTCTGCGCTGCGTCGAGCAACGTCGCGAACTTGCAGATCTTCGCACGCAGGCGCCCGCCCGCGTACTCGATCTCGTTCTTGGTGACCGGTACCGCGACCCGGTTCGCCTTCTGAGTGCTGAAGAAATTGGCCATCGTCTTGTCTCCGGGGCGTCCACGCCCCTCAGTCGAGCCGGGCCGGCGAGACGTACCCACGCCCCGCCGGCCAAGCTCAGATGGAAGGACGCTAGCGGGCCGTGGCCCGCCAGCGCCATAGGATCACGATCAGGTGACCGTGCCGTCCTCGGTGCACTGGATGCGGATCACACGACCCTGCTCCAGCCGCGTCGCGCCGAACGTGGCGCGAGCGTAGAGCTGCCAGTTGAAGCCCTTGTCGGCCCGCTGGTCCGCCTTCACCTCGATGTCGTTCCACATGCCGAGGTGCAGCCCGCTGCGCGCGTACGCGAGGCAGGTACGAATGTTCGTGCCTGCATCGAACGCCAGCCGCGTGCTGACTCGGAAGTTGAAGCCGAGGAACGGAGGCAGAGACGCGTTCGGGAGCGGCTTCTGGTTCACGAAGTCCTGCGAGGAGAAGTTCGTGACGCCGAACAGTTCGGCGGCCTGCTCGGGGCCGATGACCACGAAGATCTGCTCGCGGTCCATGTCGAGGTTCGCCGCGGCGAACTTCAGCCAGACCTGGCGCAGAGCGATCGTGGTGAGGCCCGTCGCTGCGGCGACCGAGAAGTTCGTGGTGTCGAACGCCTCGGTCGTGGTGTTGCCGCCGCCCGCGATCGTACCGACCGTCGAGGTGGCCGTAGCCGCCGCGATGATCGCGTCGTCGATCTGACGACCGAGCGCGTTGACGCCGGCCTCGGTGTACGGCGACTTCGGGTCGATCAGGGCGCGGATCACATCCTGCTTGTCGACCATGTCACCCCACTCGTAGTCGCTGGGGAACACCCAGCGCCGAGCGTGCGGCGTGTCGAGGATCGGCGTGTCGCCGTGCCGCGACTCTCGCAGCTGCGCGGTGACCGCACCGATCTGCTCCACCGGCACGGCGCCCTGACCGACGTGAGAGCCGGTCGACACCGTGTCGCGGAGCTTGGAACCCATCTGCTGGAGCTTGTGCTTCACGTTCGTCGTGAACTGGAGCACGTGAGCGAAAGTGACCTGATCACTCATGGCGAGTGGCCTCGTTGCCAGGGTGGTGGAGAAGCAGCATCGGCTGGCTTCTGCCGCAACGAGGCGGGGCCTTGAACTCGCTACCCCAGGCCCGGTTCGGAGTCGGGTTGTGCCGGGGCGTCCGTTCGCCTACGACGTGAGATCTACCACACCGCAGGGAGCGCTGTCAAACCCGCCCACCGGGCACCCTGGAATGACCGGCGGGCGGGCGATCGCGCTCCGACACGCGATCAGCGAGCGGCGACCAGCGCGTTGGGGCGTACGAGGGAGGTGCCGGCGATCGCCTGCGTGAGCTTGCCCACGCGGTCCATCGCGTCCTTGTCGCCCTCGAAGTAGCGCTTCAGGAACGCGTCGTCGCGGAACAGCTCCTGCAGCTTCTGGTCGGCCTCGGCCGGCGAGAGCCCGAACTTGCCGCCATCGTCGACGTGGGTGTCGTCGCGCGGGGGCGCGCCACCCTCGTCGAGCTGCGCGCCGATCCGCTGCATCGTGTTCATGAGCCACTCCGTACCGAGCGCGTCCTCGATCTTCTGGAGATCGTCGGCGCCGAGCCCGAGCGCCGACGCGGCCATCTTGCCCTGCGACACCTTCTGGTCGTACGCCTGGCCCCACGCCGTGCGGACCTTCTCCAGGTCCGCGGTGTGCGCCTCAGCTTTCATCTGCTCGCTCTGGCCCTCGAACTCCTGGGAGCGGCCGCCGTACCACTTGTACAGCTCGCCCGCCTGCGCCTGCGACAGCCCGAGCTTGTGGGCCATCGCGGCGAAGCCCTGCTCGCCCTGCACGAGGTCGCCGTCCTGCGGCTCGTATCCCTCGAACTGGTACTTGTCGGCGCTCGCGGGGCGGCCGAGGCGCTCGTGCACCTTCGCCCACGCCTCCGCGTCGTCCGGCTTCTCGGGCAGCACGACCGTGCGGTCGACCGGCGTGCGCTGGAGCTTCTCGATCTGCTGGTAGCTCGTGATCACGTCGCTCGGGTTCTTCCACCCCTTCGCGCCGACGTAGTCCTTGACCTCGTCCCCGAACCACGCCTGCGGCGGGGTGGAAGGCTGCTGCTGCTGCTGAGTCTGCTGGGTCTGTTCGTCCATCGGAGATCTCCTACTTTTCGTTGAGTGCTCGGAGCAGATCGTCTGTCTCCGATCGCATCGCCTCGATGTACAGCACCGGCGCGCGGCGCCCTTCGAGGTTCGCGCTGTTGCGCCCGGTCGGGTCGTCTGGCAGGTGGGTGCTCTTGTCGGCGCGACAGAAGCGGCGCAGATCCTTGAGCACGAGCTTCCCTACGTCGGTGGAAAACACCAGCCGGTACTGCGCTCGCAGCGCGGCCAGCTCCGGGTTGTCAGGCAAGTCCCAGTCCCTTCGCTAGCGCGGGCGTGGCCTGCATGTCCTTCGCCGCGCTGGCCGCGCTCTGCGCCGCCTTCGCCATCTCGGGCAGCTGCGCCATCTGTTCCTGCTGCGCGCGCGCGGCGCTCTGCGCCTCGCGGATCTTCGCGAGCTGCTCCTTCGTGCGGATCACCTTCGAGGGCACGCCCGTGATCTCGGCCGCCAGACGCAGCACCGCCTCACCGTCCAGCACTTCGAGGTAGCTCGGGTCGGACTGGATCCACGGCGCCGCGATCTCGATCGTGCGCGTGACGCCGACCAGCTCCTCGATCCGCTGCGAGCGCGTGGCCGGGCTCGTGTACTCGACGCGGTAGTCGACGCCCACCTGCGCGAGCGCGTCGGGCAGGTCGGGCAGCAGGCCCATGCGCCACGCGAGCCCCAGCTCGCGGTGCAGGATCGGGCCCAGCATCTCCTGCTGCAGGCGACCGACGATCGGCGCCGTGATCACGCCGCGCTCCTGCGCGACGAGCATCGCCTGCGTGGCGGTCATCTGCGGGTTCTGCGCGAGGATCTCGAACAGGTCGAGCAGCATCGCGGAGCGAATGTTCTGCCGCTTCTGCTGCTGCATCTCGAAGCCCAGCTCGGGGCGGCCGCCCGTGATCATGGGCTTGATCATCTGCTCGCCGGCCTCGTTGAGGCCGCCGTAGTTGAGCGCGCCCTCCCGCAGGTCGACGGTCTGGCCGCCGGCCCCGAGCAGCCCGTCGTGCGGGAGCAGGAGCGGCGGGCGCGTCATGAGCTGGCCCGCGCGGAGCAGCGTCTTCTCCATTTCCTGGAGCGTGAGGTTGTCGGCGAGCGACACCATCGCGGGGCCGCGCCCGTAGTCTTCGAGCGGGTTGAGCGTGTAGCGCGAGTAGATGAGCGGAAGCTCGAACAGCCCGTTCTCGATCAACACCTTGCGCGAGCGGGGCTCGATCGTGACCTCCGCGAACGGCTTCACGAACGGGTTGCCGGGCCTGTAGTCGTCGTCGGGGAAGATGCAGCGCACGAACTCGTGGCGGTCGAACGGCGCGATCTTGAAGCGCGTCCGCAGATCCTCGGGCAGCGCGTCCTCACCGAAACGCTGGACCGCGGCCTTGAGTGAGAGCTTGAAGCTCTCGTAGACCGTGTCGATGCGGCCCTGGTCGTCGTGCGCGACCCACACGTTCTTGATGTGGCGCTGCACGTAGACGATGCCGCCGCGCCGGCCGGGCTCGATCGAGATCGCGCCGTTGCCGAACGCGCCGTGGCTCTTGTACGCGACCTGCATCGCGCCGTAGAAGCCGGACTCCGGCTTCGAGCGCAGCTTGTGCAGTCGCTTGCTCACCTCGTCGAACCACTCCTTCACGCCCGGCTCGTCGTTCAGGTCGTCGAGGCTGGCGCGCAGCTCGTGCCAGGTCTGCGCGCGCGGCGTGAGGAACGTCTCCAGCACCGCGGCGAACCGCTCCAGCGCGTACGCGGCGGTCGAGTCGAACTGCTGCTGCCCGCGCCGCTCGCCGGGCGAGCGCTCGATCGTGAAGTCCCCCCAGTCGGGCCACGTCTTGTCGGCCACGATCTGCCAGTGCGTGTCGAACTGCGAGCGCAGCGCCTTGAGCGCGTCGAGACGCTTGAGCAGCGACACCGGGTCGTGTCGGCGGCGCACGCGCGGGTTGGCCGGCGCACCCTCCGCGAGCGTGCGCGCCGCCGTGGTGGGCGCGAACTGGACCGGAGCGGACACGGATTACCGCGTGCCGCCGGTGAGCGCCGCGCTTCCGACGTTGGCCGCGGGCTGGGACGTGGCCCCCTGCGGCGCGAGCACGGTCGACGCCCGGCCGCGCATGAGGCGGAGCCGGCGCTTCTCGCGCTCGGCCGCGTTGGCCGCCTCCAGGTCGGGTTCGGGTACCGGCTTCGGGGGCTTCGGTGCGCTTCCACCCACGGTCATTCCTCCAGTTCGCTGGCCCAGGCGACAAGCCCGTCGCGACTACGATCAGGTAGCACTTCCCAGCCCATACGTCCAAGGTAGCCCGCCACGAGCGCGTCGGGCTCCAGCCACGTGACCAGCCGCGTGGCCCCGAGCAGCTCGGCCACGATCTCGATCCCGTACAGGAGCTTGCGGGCGAAGATCTTGTTGCGGAAGCGGGGGTCGCTGCAGATGTGGAGCGCGACCTCCCCGCCCTCGTGCCAGCAGTTGCGGTTGAGCCACCAGATCACGTGGGGGCCGAAGCTGAACCACTTCGAGTGAGCGATCTCGTCGGCGGGGATGGACCGGAAATAGCGCCAGTCCTGCACCACGTCCGCGGCGTCGGGGCCGTGCAGCTCGCGGACCCTCACGGTTCCAGCGCGACGATGCGCGCCTCGTGGTCGACGAGCGTCGCGTCTTGCGTGATCTGACCGCCTTCGAGCGCCGCGATCCGGGTCTCGTGGTCCGCTGCGGCTGCCTCAAGCGCGTCGAGCCTGGCGTCGAGCGCCGTGGCCGCAGCCTGCAGCGCCGAGATCTGCGACGCGTGCTGGGTGGTCACTGACGATGACGTGGTCGCGGCGGTCCGCGTCTCGGCGGTGGTAACGGGGCGGGTGGCGATGCGCCTACGCTTGGCGGCGTGTCGGTCCATCAGTCCATCCTAGCGAAGCGCGGCGCCTGGCCGGGGAACATGCGCGGCGTCAGCTTCGAGCCCAGCTGCGCGGTAGCGAAGCAGCGCTCAGCGTCGGCGCCGTGGCTGGCCCAGTCGTGGACCGCCTCGTCGCCGAACGCGCCGATCCGCGCGTGCCACGTGCGGCGGTACGCGTCGAGCGCGGAGATCCCAGCCTTGCACCGATCGGCGTCGAACCAGCTGCGCTCCAGCACCTGGCGGGTGGCCTCGATGCCGGCGTCGAAGTCGCCGACCGGCACGGTCGTCATCACCACGCCCAGCTCGCGCGCCATCTGCACGAGCGTCTTCCCGGTCTGCATGGTGCGGTGGTCCGCGTCGTGCGGCACGAGGTGCTTACCGTAATTGAAGCGGCGCTCCTTCTGCTTGGCCTGCAGCACGCCGACGTAGTGCGCGAGCGCCTCCCCCTCCGCCTCGTAGTAGTCGATGTGACGCACCTCGGGGCCGTGCGTCTGAATGAACCAAATCGCGGTCGCGTCGCCGATCCCGAGGTCCCACGCCGTGTGCACCACGAGCCCCGGGTCGAACATATCGCGACCGAAACGGCCCTTCTGTCGCAGTCGTTCGAGGATCGCGGCGTAGTAGTTGCCGCGGTCCGCGACGCGCCAGTCGCACATGAACTCCTGCGCGTAGGTCTCGTGGCCCATCGCGCGGAGCAGCTGCTCCTGCTCGTGCGAGGTGAACACGTCCGTGTCAACGACGCGGCGCAGCAGCACCTTCCAGTCCGGGTCGTTGGTCGCGCCGACGTACTCGCTGTCGCCCGCGTACAGCTGGTAGAACTGGTTGCGCCCCTTCGGCGTGCCACACACCACCTCCCAGCCCTTGCGATCGGAGAGCGCCGCGAGCAGCACCTCCTTGCGGAGCAGCGGGTGGATCTGCGCGTACTCGTCGAGCACCACGCCGTCGAGGTACAGGCCGCGCAGCGCGTCGGGGTTGTCGGCGCCGAACAGCTGCACGCGCCCTCCGTTCGGGTAGTCGATCGCCAGCTCGCTCTTGTTGATCGAGATGCCGGGGATCGGACGCGAGTACGTCTGCAGGTAGTCCCACGCGATCGCCTTGGCCTGCCGGTAAAACGGAGCGACGTACGCGAAGCGCGGGTTCGGGAGCGGGCACTTCATGGTGCTCTTGATCAGCTGGTTGACGTTGCTGACCGTCTTGCCCGCCCGTCGGTGCCACACGAGCATGACGTGCTTGAAACCGGCGTCGATCGCGTCGTGCAGCTCGCGCTGGATGGCCCGCGGTCGGTACGCGATCTTGATCTTGCGCTCTTCCATCAGTTCGGCAGCACCAGCTTCGAGTCGCGCGTCACGATCTCGGACGTCGCGACCTCGATCAGGTACAGCGCCTGCCGCGACAGATACGCGAGCGCGTTGAGCACCTGCATCTGCTTCTCGTCGTTCGCGAGCTTCGCACGCACGAACGCCACGTCGAGGTAGTTGAGCGCGTCGAGCTGCTCGTCGACGTACTCGACCATCGGGTCGCCGACGAACGGACCGCCCTCCGGGCGGTAGTGCTTCTCACCCTTCGCCCAGCGCTTCTTGCGGAAGGTCTCGATCTGCGCGTCGGTCACAGCAGCACGGACACGGCGGGCGAGTAGCGAAACCCCTTGCCGTCCGCGGTGGGTGTGTTGCCGAGCGCGCGGCGACGTGAGCGCGGCAGCGGCTGCCCGGCCATGGCGCTCGCGCCGCTCCGCAGCTCGCCCACCCGGCTCGCCGGACCGCCGACCGAGACGCGCGGCGCGGTGGTCGGTTGGCCGGGAGACATGCGCGCGGTGGTCATGGCGCGCGGCCGACGCACGGGCATCACGGCGTTGCCGCCGTACAGGCCCGCCATCAGCGCATCCCCAGCGTCGAGGAGCCGGGGTAGCGGCGTTGCACGGTGCGCAGCGGCGCGCCCGCCGCCACCTTGGCCTTCGGGTCGATGCTCACGGTCGGCAGCGGCTTCGCCGCCTTCGTGAGCGGCTTCTTGCTCTTGAGAGGCATTCACCTTCCTCCGCAGTCGATCGAGCTTGCGCCCTTCGACATGTTTCCGGTTGAGACAGACACGTAGCAGCTGGCCTCGAAGCCCGCACCACTGCAGCGCCAGATCTCCGCGTCGTCGGCGACGCTCGCGAGGAACCGGCACACGGGGGACTCGGGGGCGGGCTCGCCGTGCGCCACGGCGTAACCAACGCACAGGAACAGCACGGCCGCCAGCGCCGCGGTCACTCCGGTCTCGATGACCTTACTCATTTCTGTGTCTCCTCGTCGTCTTCCCACGAGATCGTGATCTTCGCGTCGACCGGCTGCGGAGTCTTCGGCGTCACGTCGCGCACGAACGCGTTGAACTCGCGCCACCCGAGCTTCGGGAACGCCATCAGCGTGTCGAGGTACGCGTCGATGCCGCCCGGGTTGCGGTCGAGCGCCTCCTGCAGGTGCTCACGCATCTTGTTCAGGTCGGCCTTCTTCCACTTGTTAGTCGAACCGAGCGGGCGACCCTTCGATCGCCGAGCGTCGGCGCCGCGCTTGAACGGCTTCAGGTGCTTGTTCTGCGGACGGGTCACGCTATACCTCACACAGCAGAGCGTCGACTGCGCTGACGCCACTCACCCATCTCGACGAGACGCTTGAGCGCCTGCACGGCGTACGCGATGGCGGGCGCATCGCCAGCGAGGCCCACCTCGTCGGCGCGCAGCGCCTGCAGCTCCCCGATCAGTGCGCGGGCGTTGTCGATGGCGGCGAACGCAGGACGGACCGCCGGAACGGGCTCGACCTGGAGGGAAGCGGTTGAACGACGACTCACGGCGGTCCTCCTGTGCGAGACCGTAGCGGAGGCCTCGGCGGCCGTCGCGCGCGACGTCTCAGGCTCACGTCTCAGATTCCTTTTTCATCTCCACCATACATATATACCCCCCCTCTTTTCCCCCTCTGTGAGTTGTAGGTACCTGAGACATGGTACGTGGGACGGGGCTACTTCTGAAGCAACTTGCTGGCTGAGTCCTTGTCGTTCTTGAGCTTCTGGCGATCTGGCCCGTGCACCCACCAGCGCTCTTTTCGTCCCGGGCGGAGACGGAGCTGGGCACCGCCGCACAGACGTTCGACCGTCTTCCCGATCCGCCCCCTCAGCGCAGCCGAGACGGTCGGCACCCCCCAGTTCGAGTTGTTGCGACCGTTCAGCAGCAGCGCGAACTCGTCGGCCGTGAACACGGTCGGCAGGTCCGTGCCGTCCAGCAGCTCGTCGATGATCCGCTCCGGGCCGCTCTTGTTCTCGTCCA